ATTGGTATCATTATCATTATTCTTCCTAGTATAAACAGGTTTTATCAAAGCCCCAACAATTGCATTTCCAGCAGTACCTACAGTTGCTAGAGTCATAACTCTTTTGCACAAATAATTAAGTTCAGCCTCTTTTCCATCTGGATATTTTTCATGTTTAATGATATCATTAATTATTTTCAAGTATATATTAAAAAACATCATATAGTTTTTAAATTCTACAAACTCAGTAAAGAAATTATCGGAATTATTTAAATTATACGGATGATTGCTATCTTCTGTAATAGTTGTTTTAATATGTAATTCATATTGTTTAGTAGTATCTAGTAATGGAGGTGAGAAAAAATTATCGTATATTTTTTTTTTATAAATACTTTCATTACTTAATGTGTTTGTAGATTGTTGTGATTGTTCTTCTTTTGTTTCTTCTTGTTCTTCTTGTTCTTCTTTTGTTTCTTCTTGTAAATCTTTTGTTTTTTCTTGTTCTATTTTTCCATTTGCTGTTTCTTCTATATTTACATTTAATTGTTCTTCTGTATGATTATTTATCATACTATCCGTTTCTTCAATCTTTTCAACGGCTGATTCTGTCACTATCGGGGTATTAATAGGGACTGATACTTTATTTGTTTGATCTGCTGCAAGATTTTTAAGTTTCGAAAAAAAGTCATATTGTTGTTTTGTGTAAAATATATTTTTAACGTTTTTAATCATTGTATCTTTTTCCTCAAAATCTGTTGTAAAAAACACTTTATTTAATATTGCATTATATTTATACACAATTTTTTGAATAACTTTTTGTAACTTAATTAAGTCTCCTTTATAAAGCCGTGGTTTCGGATATTCATTTGTGACTTCAGTATCTTTAGGATCTTTAGGATCTTGATATATATATCTATCAAACAAATAAGTGCATGTTGATATCATCATGTTATGTAATTCTTGTCTTGAACATATTGCTTTCATTAGTTGGATTGCTTTTTTTTTTTTTTTTTTTTTTTTTTTTTTTTTTTCTAATTCAGCTTTTTTCTGTTCATCATTTTTAAAAAACAATCCTCCTCCCTTCAATTTCTTTGTTACTCTTTTACGTTTATTATTACGTTTTCTTTGTTTCACCGTCATATATATTATATAGTTACATAATATTTATTATCAAATAACTCGAGAAAAAAAAATAGTCATACTTAATATTTCACTAAATCATCTACAAAACTTCCAAGTCTTCAATTCTCCAGTATTCAATCTTGCCATTCGGAAGTGGTCTCGCAATGATAAAAGGTATTTGCTTTTGTTCCAATTCCATCTGCGCAATCAATCTTCCGCTTATTATTTCAGGATCAATTTTTATCATGGGTATTGCACCTCGATCTAATTGCTCCGCTCGCGCTCCAATAATTCTCGCTTGTTCGTATTTTGTTAGAAATGGTACCGTAGTATGCATGGGATCGCATATTATACCATTCACGTCTCTTACTACTTTTGACAATGCCGCTACTTCATCATTATTGCATACTACAACACCAGGATGTAATTTTTCAAGGTTTTCAGTATCAATATGATCAGTAAATTTTTGTAAATAGTTTTCGTCTTCTTCGTCATCCTCCTCTTCTTCTTCTCCTTCCATAATATCATCCTCTTTATGAATATTTCGTAATGGTACATTTTCTAAAGTATTTAATTTAGAATGGGTAGTAGGTTCATCTGCTAATGCTTCATTTTCAAAATCCATTTCATCGTCATCATCATCATCATCGTCATCATCATCTGACTCATCCGAGTCGGTATTATTTTCGGTTTCATCTGCTGTACTATCTTCGCTACCGTCAATACTATTATTACTACTATCGGTGGAAGATACAGTTTCATTATCTTCTTCTTGTTCAATATCCTGATCTTTCGAATACAACGGGTTCAGCTCCATACTATAAGGTGTATATATTATATTTATTTTGTTATCAAACTTTATTTAATCAATTTTTTACTTTTTATTGTTTTTTGTTTCTTTTATACATTAGAATCCGTTTTCCATGTATAATTACACTCCGTACAAATATAGATATGTTTCATGGCGTGTTTATCATAACGAATATAAATAACATCAGCTACATGACGTTCTTTATTGGATTCGCATTTATCATTCGGGCATTTTAAATAAATATGAGGTAATGTTGGATCGTACTTCGTGAATCTATTGACAATATGTTCAAATGATACATTGCTGCCATTATATTGAGTATTTAATACACATAATCCTTCATTGGTTATATTTACATCTAGATTACGACACACTCTACAAAAGTAGGTCAATTTATCATTTACAATATGATGATAATACTTATTATCACACTTTTCACAAAATCGTATAGTTTGGCTAGTAGAAGTCATTATTTCAATATATATATACTGTTTATATTACTTGTAAAAAAAAGATCAATTTTTCGTACTAAAAATCCACATTGGATAAAAACACAAATGATGAAAATAATATATACATATTATAAATATACAGAATAAAATGAATTTCTGTATTGTAGTAGCAAGATATAATGAAAATGTAGAATGGACAAAAGATTTTTCAAATGTAATTATTTATAACAAGGGTGATAAATTAACAGATGGTTATCATGAAATTTTATTGTCAAATGTTGGTAGAGAAGGACATACCTATTACAAACATATTTGTGATCATTATGACAATTTATCAGATTACACTATTTTTTTACAAGGAAGACCATTTGACCATTCACCAAATCTAATATCCAGCTTACATTATTACCTGAATAATAAAGATTTAAATATCGATTTTGCATATTTAAGTGAAATATTTGTTTCTTGTAATTTAAGTGGTTGTCAATATCATCACGATTTGCCATTGATAGATACTTATGAAAAATTATTCCATGAAAGAAAAACTGATATGGGTTTTCAATTTGGTAATGGCGCTCAATTTATAGTATCTAAAAAAGCAATTTTAAATAAACCGAAAGAATTCTATTGGAAAATTGTTGAATTATTACAACATAGTATTAACCCCATTGAAGGCTATGTTATTGAGAGATTTCACAAAATGATATTTACAGAACCCTTAAATAAGGGTTATTCGTGCTAAAAAAAGTGCGTTTTTTCAAAGAAAAAACAAAAGCACGAATGTTAAAAAATTGATAAAATATTAGGATTTAAATGTAAAAGTAGTATAAACTAAAATCTAAAAAATGAACGATAAATCCAAGTGGAGTAATTTAGAAGACTTTTTATCAGCTCATGTTTTGGATAAAAATAGTAATCATATATTAACTCATACCACTTATGGCAAGTATTGTGCGAAATATCACATACCCCATGATAAACATAATGAGTTCTTAAACTTATACTACAAACATATTATTAAAACTGGAAAAACACATAATATCATAGAACGACAATTAATCGAAAAAAATCAGAGTCCTGCTCCTGTATTAGTAGATGTAGATTTACGGTTTTCAGAACAACATGTAGACCGTATGTATACTGAAGATGACGTATTTCGTTTCGTCCAATTGTATTTACGTAAAATTGAATCTTGTTTTGAAATGGATGAAGAAACCAAATTCCAAGTGTTCATTTTGCAAAAACCAGCACCAAGACTGGATGTAAAACCGACGGGTAATGTCGTCAAAGATGGTCTTCATATGATATTTAGCATCGCTATCGAGCAAGTATATCATTTATATTTACGAGATCAGGTGGTAGAAGAAATCGAAACGATATGGAGTCATTTGCCCATTATCAACAATGGTGGATGGGATGATGTACTCGATAACTCCATTTCATCGGGTACCAACGGTTGGTTATTACTCAACTCTAAAAAGAAAGACGATCTCACTCATTACAGCTTGACTACGATTTACGATGTATCCTATGATGGCGACGATCAAAAAATAGTCATTTGCAAAAATACGGAAAACATTGATCAATTTCTTTCCAAACATCACAAATTGTTATCTGCTCGTTACACGGACCGACCTACTTTGTTAACCAAATCCGAGATGCTACCCATTATAAAGCAATACGAACATCAAAAATCCAAACCGGAACAAGCGAAAGTACAAAGTTCCAAAACGTTTGAACTACAAGAAATCCAAGAATTAGGATATCGTATTCCTATGCAGACAATTCGCTGTATACAAACACGAGAAGACATGGATATTATATTAGGAAAGTTCTTAGATGCTTTAAATAACGACTCTAAGCAATATGAATTACGAGAAGCGTATGAATATGCTATGATCTTACCTGAACAATACTACTGTGATGGATCCTATAATAAATGGATTCGTGTGGCATTTGCGTTAAACAGTATTAGTATCTATTCGCTAATCATATGGATTGCATTTAGTGCTCGATCTCCGACATTTTCATTCACATCCATTCCTACTTTATGTGACAAATGGGCTAAAATACCGCATATGGAAATGGGGGGTATTACAGAACAGTCATTGTTGTATTGGGCAAAAATGGATGCGCCTGATTTATATCATCGTACGCGCGAAAGTACACTTAGTTACTTTCTGGATTCTACCATTGACGCAGCTACATTAGATAATATAGGAAAAAAAGGAGGCAAAGGTACTAATGATAGCGATATTGCAAGTGTATTGTATCAAATGAAAAAAGACGAATTCGTAGCATCTTCGTTTAAGTTGAATGAATGGTATAAATTCAAAGGCAATCGTTGGGTAAAAAATGATTGCGGTGTTGATTTACGAAAAACCATTTCAAGTGATCTAAGAGACTTATACAGAGGTAAAGCTCACGGAGTATTCGAAAAGTACATGGGTATTCCAGCGGAAAATGAAGAAAAAGCGGAAGAAAAAGCAATGTTGAAAGCGAAAGCAGATAAAATTTTGAATATCGCACTTATGTTAGGAAACACAAAAGATAAAGAGAATATCATGAAAGAAGCTCGTGAAAAGTTTTACGACGAAGATTTTCTCCGAAAACTAGATCAAAACAAATATCTGTTGTGTTTTAATAACGGTGTGATTGATTTCAAAACAAAAACATTTCGTCAAGGATGTCCGGAAGATTATATTTCCAAGTCTACTGGAATTGATTATATTCCTTTAGATCGAGAGCGAGATAAAGTTATCATCGACGAAATAGAAGATTACATGAATAAACTGTTTCCTGAAAAAGAATTGTGTGAATATATGTGGGATCATTTATGCTCTGTTCTGATTGGTGATACTGGTTTAAACCAATGTCTTCATTACTATACTGGTATCGGCCAGAACGGAAAGTCTATTTTGGTGAAACTCATGCAAATGGTTCTCGGTGAATATGCGGTTGAACTGGACGTAAAGTTCTTTACACAAGAAAGGACAAAACTAGGAGGTACTTCTTCAGAGCTTTTCAATACTATAGGGGCAAGATTTGCCATTACGGCAGAACCAAGTCAAGGCGAAAAGTTGAACGAAGGTCCGATGAAGCAAATCACCAGTGGTACTGATAAAATGTCTTGTCGTCCTTTATACGGACAACAAATCGAATTCATGCCACAAGTGAACTGTGTTATTATGGCCAATCATTTCTTAGAAGTACGGACAACCGATTGGGGTACTTGGAGACGTATTCGTCCGGTGGAATTCAAATCTTTATTCACAGACAATCCAGTAGACAATGATCCCAATAGACCTTATCAGTTCAAGAAAGTACCAAGTTTCGACGATAAATTCAAATTATGGGCACCAGTATTCATGGCCATGTTGGTAGACAGAGCGTTTAAAACAAACGGTATTGTGAAAGAATGTTCCATTGTGGAGAAAGCGAGAAATAACTACAGAATCGACCAAGATATTGTTGCAGAATATGTCAGAGAAAGACTGATGCTCAATGAAAATAGTACTACTGGTATCAATAAAACGGATTTGGTTTCTGATTTCAATTCTTGGTATAGCGAATGTTATCAAGGCAAAGTCAACAAAACAAAAGAATTATGTAATTATATGGATCGTACTTATATTCCGAAGAAAAATAAAAATGGCACAGGTACAGTGATTGGTTGGTTGAATGTATCTTATGTCAATGATAATAATACTACTGCAGCAAAATATGTAATCAGTGATGATGCTAGTACTACTGAAAGTGAACTATCTTCTTAAGCTATTAATCAAAAAAACTATTTTACACGGCGGTAGATCTACTACTAAAAAGAAACATTCAAAAAAGAGAAAATCAAAAATGAGGAAATTAAAAAATAAGCGTAGAAAATCACATCGTCGTCGATCATCTAAACGTTAATGAAATATATATTAGTGAAAAAAATAGAAACCTAATGGGTATAACACATAATAACAATATTTTATGTGTTATTAGTCGCTTAGTAGTCTGATTGTAAATAAACATTTCCATATATAATACTATACGCAAATTGCACTAATTTATATAAAAACTCTTCGATCGTAACGATATAATATGGGTACAATATTAACAATAAGGTTATCATGATTTTCAAATAGAATGGTATATTTTTGGATTTTGGTCCTACAAATAAAAACCCTAAGAATATTGCTGCTATACATGCATAGATCCATATCAAATAATATACAATATTATTCAAAGAATGGGTTTGTTCTACTTGGTATTGTACCTTACTCGATTTTGTATAAAAATCTCGTTCTAATAGCTTATTTTGTGCCTTGGATTGTAATTCCAATTCTTGTAAATGATCCGTTTTCAAGCTCTCCTCTAGCTCTGCAAATTTGGTTTGTGTGTAGTCAGTATTGATTAGAATATTCGTTGCTATTGGTTGAAATGTATTCTTCTGATTATTAGTAGATCGTAAAACGGTTCGTATAATTTTACTTGCACGTTTTTTGTTTTTATTCTTTACAACCATTGGTTTATATATTCTACTATATACTAATATATTTACGAGTCATTTGCATAAAGTTTTCTAAAATTGGTAAACGTTTCTATACATTTTCCATTTTTATAATAGGTTCCAGATGTACAACACGATTCACCATAACAATCTTCCGGTAAAGCTTTCATAGCAATAGAGGCACTTATTTTCCCGCTATCTTTTAATTCCTCCGCTTTTTTTATTTTTTCTTCTCGGATCATGACGGGTGATTCGGGATCTAATTTGTCGAAATCAATTAAATCTCGTTTAAGAATATTTTCATACATCATAAATACCCATATCAATCCACCTGCCATAGTCAGTATCAATATACTATCCATGATCCAGGATGGAATTATATCAAAATTATTTCGAAAAAGATATAAGGAAAATACCACGATGGCTAAACATAATAAAACCATATACATCCTCCAATATGCATTTTTTCTCTTTGCTAAACTATGTTTATAATGTTTGCTTCTTTCGTGTGTATCATATAGTTTGTTAATTTCTATCTCTTTTGCGTTTAATCTCGTTTTTTCAGCGTCTAATTGAGTGATAATTGCAGTTGGGTCAACTACTTCTTTGTAAATATTGTATTCCATATTATCTCGATTGGAAACATTCATCCTATTATTGGTTATAGTAGTCGTATTATCATTTAACACACCTATTTTGGTAGACATGGATTAATAATATATAAGTATATATTGATCCTATATAATATTACCCTTTAACACATTTCTTTTCTACGGCATTCCAAAATGTTCCTGTTTTTGGATTGTTTGTTTGTGCATTATATTCACTAGCGTCTTTATATGTACAACATGCAGAACCGTAACAAGTACCTTGATTCACTTCTGTTATTTTACCTTCACTTAATTTTTGTTTCTGTTCTGCTGTTTTCGATTCGGGTGTTTGTATAGAAACATGATTCATATTCAGACTATTAATATTTATTTTATCTCGTCCTAAAATATCCAAATAGGTATAATAAGCAGAAACGATTCCAATGACGATAACAATCACTAGAAATACATCGAGCATAGCACTTTTTTCAATCGATCGTTGTTGAACAAATACGATAACCAAACTGATAGACAGTGTAATAATAAATATCGCCATGAGTATTAAGTATTGTTTTTGGCGTTCGCTGTAGGTTTGATTCAATAATATCATACGCTCGGCATTTTGTTGTCGTGAGATAATATTATCTTCTTTTTGTTTTAAACGATTATACTCACTATCGATTATATTTATACCACGTTCTTGTAATGATTTTAATGCGGTATGTTCTTGATTGGATATAACATTTATTAAAGGTGGTTGAGTAGCCATGAATATATATTATATAGTATATATTATATATTCTATAGTTATAGTACTCTAGTCTAATTTTTGAGTACTAAAAACGTAGTAACGATTAATGTTGTAATACCGATCATACCAATAATATAAGTATTATTTTGTTGAGCGATCATTTCTTGTGCATCCTGTTGAACGGCATCTTGGATAGATTCTTCTCTGATAATATCTAATTTCTTATCAGTTGGAAAGTCATTGTATGTGGATTGATTGTTTGTTAAATTCATATTTAATGCACTATATTTATCTAAATGTGTATGGATAGTAGATTTGCGTTCCACTAAATCATTCAGTTCATCGATTTGTTTCAAATCGGATTTAAATAGTTGAGAATAGAACCCTTCTTGAGATGGATAATCACCAAAGGATTTTTTGAACTTCGAATCAAAAATATCACTATAATAATTAGACATGTACAGTATATGTATATAGTGATATTACATTTTCTTTCCCGATTTACATTTTGATAAATAGATAATATAATAAGGATGTTGTCAGAATAGTAAACAACATAGTGCTATAAATTGAAGTTTCAGAATTGAAATCAGCATCATTTGGTTGGCCATATAATTCTCGCATTTTATTGTCCAAATTATTTCGCTGTCTGATTATATCGTCGTGTTTATCTTCAATATCGTGCTTAAAATTATCTTTAAAATATTGAATATTATCTGATGTAATTCTATTCATATCATAACCACCGTTAGTTTGAATAGGGATACTACCGAGTGATGTACGCAAATCTTTCCAATCATCCATAAATGTCAAAGAAATATTATTCGAACTGGAATTTATTTTATCTTGAATATCGGACAATTTAATTTGATTATTTGCAAGATTTTTGTAAGCGTCTGGAAGTGTTGTAAATGAAATTCCATTTTTATCTTTGATTTGTCCATCACTTACGGTAAAGCAAACACTATTATTGGCAACATTGTTCTTGTAATCCGACAAACATTTAAATAATAATTTATCATGTACACTGCTTTTAGTGACTATAGAATTATAATTATTTGCAAAATCTTTAAGTTGTATATCGGTAGCCATTATATATTAACGATATAATTAATTTTGGTAGTATATTCCAACGATCATGATGATTATACCTAAACTTAAATTAGCAGTCTGAACCCATGTTCTATCATAATTAGCTTTTGTATCGTTATAGGATTCTTCATGAGCTGCTAAACTATTGTATTTTTCGCGAAAATCACAATTTTTTTTTAATTCAGGGAATTTCTCTGGAAAATCTTGGTAGGGGAAATATCTATCAATCCATGGTTTCATTTCATCGCTATTTCTTGCACAAATAAATTGGTCGTAGGAAAATCGATAAGAACCCATTATATTATCCAAATACATTTTCTTCCGAGTAGGTTACATACAAAAAACCATCTAAATCCATATTCCGTTTGTATATTTCAGACATGTACTCACTAGAACAAGGTATTGAGCCATTGATAAACAAAAAGATTCCTTTTTCAGCTGGAAGAATCAATCGTTTTCGAATAACAAATACAAATTGGTTAGATCGCATGGTACTAAGTATTTTTTTTTATCCATTTCATTCAATTTACTGTTTTTGCTTTTTTCACATATAATCGGAATTCGATCTGGATATTTCAAAAACACTCGATTGGATTCTGCTTTTCGTTGTTCATATGTATATTCTTCTTTGAACTTCATGAAGGTTTAGGACAATAAAAATGTTCTATAATACTATTATATAGAAATTTTTATCAATACAAAGTATATAATCATGAAATTTGGTCTATTTTTAAGTTCCATACCTCCTTTAGAAATTCTTCTTTTTTGTTTATTTATCCTATATATCGTTTTTCCGATTAGTACTCCGTCTTGGTTGATTCCCTATGTGAATACTTCCTTTGGATTAGCCCTGATTTTATTTTTCGCTGTTTATTTACTTTTGTATACTACACCCATTTTAGGTTTTATTTCTATTTTTGTTGCCTATGAACTTCTACGTAGAAGCGCTGCACTTCCATATAAAGAAATATCTATGTACATGAATTCAAAGAGCAATATCAGTCAAGCACAAAAAAATAGTGATCTGCAAAAAATGAATCCTCCGAAAGAAAAAAGTTTAGAAGAAACTATTGTTGAAAAAATGTCTCCTATCGGAGTAGGAAATAGTGTTACCTTTTTAGAAAGCGATTTTAAACCGGTTTCTGATAAAATACAAGGCGGATCGTTGGTGTAAATAGTTTGTCAATATGGATATGTTTTTCTATTCACAAACTTTTGATATTCTCATTCGATTATTTTACTCTTGTTGATTCGATTGTTCCGTTAGTTCGGTTGGTTCTATCATAAGACCAAATATATCAAGATATGACATAGCACTATCACTATCAAAATATTCATCGAAACTTAATTTTTCAGATACTTTCATTCCGGATACTTTCGCAAACGTAACCGACATGAATATAAAAAAAGAACAAGAAAATAAAAAGATTGCAAATACTAGTTTGGTTTGCTTATTGTTTTTATTTCCTATTAAACGATCTATAAACGTGTTCTTCCAAAAAAATAATATAAATACAATCACTAGGATAAACCAGAAAAACGCAGTCAACAATCCCCGAAAAAATTTTCCGCCATCCTGTAAATCTTGTGCTACTGCATTAATGGTTAAATAAGGAAAAGCAAAACTGCAAGCCATGGCACTTATTAAAAATATTAAAAACAAAGAAAAAATAGTCTGTGCATCTTCCGTATAGGTTCCTAATTTTTTGGTCACGGTATACTCACTCATTTCTTCATCTTCGTCTGCTTCTAATGGATAGCATTCTTGATAGGATTCGAAACCTTCCTTTTCGATTTGTTCTTTTTTTTTATTTTCATCCATGAAACAATAATATATAATTATACTATATAGTTTTATTTCTAAATATAACTATAGCTAATACGGTAAATACGAAAATAAACCGCTCTCGTAAATAGTGGCTATAAATTTATCAGGAAAACCTTCTACTACAACTTCATCATTATTATAGATCTCCTCGCATCCGTACTCACTACTTCCATTTTTACCTTTTACGTAAATCGGTAGTTTTGTTTGTAAATTACCTCCAGGACCACCTCCGTTTATCGTATAATATTGCCATTTTTGTCGTGCTGTAATCAATGGACGACCCATCAAAGGCAATATATCTGGATGGTTGGTTTTTCCATTTTGTTTCGTTAGTATACCTACTTGGCTGTATTGGGTATTCATTCTCTGTGTTGGAATATTTATCGGATATTTGCCTTCTATTGGAGGAATTACCACAGGGGCAATGGGAGCATTGTTACAACGGATCGGTGGAATATATGGATTCGTTAAAGTATCCCCCATCATGGTATTTCCGCATCGACCAGGATCGGACCGTATATCTATACTGGTTTCTACTGATGGTATTGTGGTAGTGGTTGTGGTGGTGGTTTGTACGGAATGTAATTGGTTGCCTAAATGACCAACTTGTATCCATAAATAGAGTACAAATATACATAAAATAATAGAAATAAAGAGTGTCATATTCTCAATACAGATAACACCAGGAATACACTTTTTTGCCATACTATATTCTATACGTAGGTTTTCTATCTGGATAATTCGATTTACTTAATAACATTAAGATAAAGATAGGCTGACATGAATACAGTCGCCAAAATTACTATAGAAAATAATACCATGGGGAACTGGTTGAATGTTTTCCCTTCAACGAAACGGGTCATGCTACGAACTTCTTTCCGAAATTCTTTTATCCTAGAATTAATAAATTTCGACATGTTTACAGTATAATTAGAAATTGTTCGATTTACTTTTTGATATTTAAGTAATAATACATATAATATAAAATAAAACTGAAAAACAGTATCGTGATCAATACTTCTACAAACGACAATGGTTTATTTGTATCTTTATCCATATCAGCCATCATTCTATCAAACCATTCATTTCCTCGGCCTGCTTTTTTATCTTTACATCGATAGCATTGATTCATGATGGAATTGGTGTACGTTCCAAATATTAACAAGCCATATTTATTAATATTACGCCATATTTTACGTTCTATGGCATGTGCGCCAGTGATCCAGAATAAAAGCATAAATGGTAAATAGAATAAGTATCCGATGATATCCAATAAATAATAGATTGCACATTTATGGAAATTGGATATGATTCTTATACCACACACTATGTTATTATATATGACAATAATAGGTTTCATGATTTTTTTAAATACTTTATCAGCTCCCGCCATCGCTTATTTAATAATTACACATATTTAGTTTATGATCATTTATTTAGATTGATTCATTTCAGTCAAATGACTATCATAAAATGAACAGCTCCTTGCTAAACGACATTGGGTTTTATATACTTCGCATAAATTTTGATCGGCTGTTGTTTCAGTACAAAAGGTTCTAAATTGTCTACATGCTTCTGGGGTCGCTTCCACATTTAAACCATCTATGGATTTTATATTAGAAAAATCATTCACAAGTGGAGATTCATATCCAGTAAGAACTTTACACCGTCTAATACCTTCATCAAGTAATCGTTTTTTATAATCTTCTTGTCTTTGTTCATTAGTAGCTGCAGTTAATCTATTTGCAACAAGACCTGCACAAGGAGCAGCAGCAACACCAAGAGTAGCTACACCACATCCAGCTGCAGCTAGTATACTGAATGTTTTTATCCCTGCTGGAGATTTTACAAAATTTTTAATTCCTTTACCTATTTGCTTCTTTCTAAACTGTTCTTTTCTTTTTAGTAAGAAATCATAATTTTGTATCATGATTGTAAATATAAATATACAACAACTAAATAATATTACATCTTTATACATAATAAGATACTACTATATACAAAGAAATTACACTCTACTCCTATTTTTATTTATCATCTGTTTTATTCTCTTTTTTTTGACTTGTTTTTTGATTTCGTGTTGTTTTTGGATTCTTCTATTTTCTCTGATTTTCTATCTTCTTCTGTTTTTTCTTCCTTAGTATCTGGATCATCTTTATTTTCAAATCCTTCATCTTCGTCATCTTCTTCATATCCCTCAAAACCTTCATCATCTTCTTCATCATCTTCTTCATCATCGTCTACTTGAAATCCTTCAACTCGTAATTTAGTACCATATTTCAAAACATTCGAAACAACAATCGCTATGAAAATAATGACAATCATATTTTTGCTAAAGAAAGAAGTTAAAATTCCAATCACAACCATCACTAGAATGGAAACATAGTCTTGTTCCGTCATTAGTTTCACAATATTTCCTAACATAACTGCAAATATAAAATACAGTAAGTATTGGTTGTATAAAATAGATTTTGGGATACTGGCTACTGTTTTTCCGCCTCTAGAAAATAATTTGGTCATATATGTATACTATGTAAAAATATATTATTTATAGGTAGGTTGGAATTGTTTTGTAAATATTTTCCATACCTTTTTTCACTGCTTCTGTTGCATACACCTTCGCATATAATGAGCATGCTATTTTACCTTGACATGTACTTTTCAATTCTTTACTATCTAAACTGTTTTTTATTTGATTATTTATGGTATCAAATGAATTATTCAGAAACTGTTTTAAACTGCGTAGTTTATCATTCGCTTTTATTTCTTCGTGTTTATTAATATTTCCTGCATACGATTTACTTTCATAATTTTTTTCTAATAACCTATCAATAATTTTTGCCGGTATTACTTTAGAATTTTGTTCAGGTTGTATACTTGCATCTATTAGCCTTGCGTTTAGTTCATTTAATTTTGTGTTATCTGTCTTTTTCTTCTTTTTCTTCTTCTTATTTTTCTTTTCCTTTTTACCAGCGTTTTCTGCTTGTTTCAATATTTTTTTCCCAAGTGGTTTTTTGGACAATAGATTTAATGCTGGATTAGATGCTACTCCTAATTTCACTATTGTTTTGAGTGGTGCTTTTTTTAAGTCGCTTATAAGAGATGGTTTGACAAATTCATTGACACCTGTTGCTTTTGCTACTTTTTGTACTACTGGATTTTTAATTACTTTTGAATTTCCTGCACTTTTCATAGATTTACTAAAAGATGGCTTGAACGATTCTTTTTCCGGAAATTGACTCTTGACCATAACCACTATGATACAACTTACGACGATCATGATCATACTATTTTGGCTAAATTGATAAGTAATATAGCAAGTAATAATAAATAGAAATACATACAAATAATGTATTGGGAGATCGCTATTTACTAAATATACACATACTAGTAGGATACAAACATATAATAAAATAGGACGATGAGTAAGACGATTCAAATAAAATAAAGCCATGGTGTATTACAATAGTATTATATTATACTCTTCGAAAAATATGATGTTGTTTCTTATATTGTTCTAGACGTTTCAGAGGATGAATCCGATGTATATTCCGGAGAACTTTCTTTACTATATATTTCTAACACTTCTTTTACGACCTCCTCTCTTTGTATATCATCCTTTTCAAATTCAAAACTCGTGATGCTATTAGAATGTTTGAATTTAAATCTATTCAAAAAATCCTCTAGTCCGTTCACATATTCCGGTTTATCGTACTGGTCTAAATCCCCTGTAATGATCAATCGACTATTTTCACCCAGTCTGGTTAGTAACATTTTCATCTGGGATATAGTAGAATTCTGCATTTCATCCGCTACAATCCACGCATTCTTAAATGTTCGTCCCCTCATAAATCCAAGTGGCGCTATTTCTATTATTTTTTCCGTCATGAGGGTCTCTACTTCTTTCACTGTGAAAAAATTATACAGTATATCATAAATCGGTCTTACCCAAGGTGCCATTTTATCTTCTAATGTACCTGGCAAATATCCAATATCTTCATCTACAGTAACAGATGGTCTTGTAAAAATCAGTTTCTCATACGATTCCGATAAAAAATATCGTATTCCGTATTCGGTTGCGAATAATGTTTTACCTGTTCCTGCCGGTCCAACTGCTACTACAATCTTTTTACTTTTGTTTCGCAATATACTGGAATATATTTCTTGGCTTTTATTTTTAGGTTCCGTAAATTTATGATCAAACGAAGACCGCTCTTTCGCAGATAAATGATGAAAATTATTGATCATGGATTCGTTACCATAATACTTAGTATATTCGTCCCTTGCATAAACTTCGTCTTGAATACACGCACTAATGAACTTTTTATTTTGCTTTTTTGGCTTATTGTGTTGCTTTTTGCTCTGTTTCGTCTTAATTGTTCCAAGTTCAGAAATTAGTTCAGACGGGAGTACGCTCATGCAGTTACTACTAGTATTCATTTATTTATACAAACAGATTAAATTTTAGAAGAACATGATTTTGATTTAGTCATCCTATAGAACCTTATTTCTATTCAACTATCCGTGCAATTCGCACATCATGTTGCATTCCTAAATAAAACGTTCTATTTATTTCCATGAAAATACATCCCATGTTTTTTTTTCTACGGTATTATATATTCACATGCCCCCTAGTAAATCTCGTAGACAAACATACCGAAAAGTGGGTAAAAAATCAATGTGTCAAGGAGTACGCATAAAGCCGAATAAATGTAAAAAAATTAGACATTGTACTGTAGCAAAAGGTACAAAACGATCATACTGTAGAAAGAAAAAAGCAGTTCGATACTCGAAAAGAGTTAGTATTAGTCTATAAACTCTGATACTATGTGTAACCTGGTTATACATAGTAGGATATTCAGGATACTTCCGGGTCCTCATTGAAATAGTTATATAGTAAGTTTTCCGGATTGTAATTTTTCACTTCCCCAGGTATTAATTTAGCAGACTCGTATAATTTTCGGAGAACATCATTGGGTGTTGTTGTTCCTACTTTTATCAAGCCTTGCTTTAATAAATATTGTTTCACGTCTTTCATAGACGATTGTTTCAAGTCGATACATTTTAAATTGGTATTATTTCGTATTGTTTTATTCGAGACCAATACCGATACATGTGGATATTTTTTTGATTTTCCCACATGAAAAGTCCTTCGTAAAATTCGTCTTTGTTTCTTGCAAGGTTTATGGATTACAGGATTTATGGTATTATTTAATGTTTCCCATTGTGACTGTTTGCTGAATTCTACTATACGGTCATTTAGTTTTTCTTCGTATTGTTTCATGGATTCGGATGGACATAACTCTGTTACTGTTTTTCGTAATGGTTGTATTGTATTCGTAGGTAATATTTTTTGAGTATTGTTTTTCCACATTTTATAGGTTGGTAATTTTCCGTTTTTCAAACAACCATATGGTTTGGGTGGATAAATCACTACAGGAGGCTCTGTGTTATTCAACATGGGGAGTTTATCTAATGTTATCATGGGAGCTATAGTGGACGGCACAACATTTGATTTTGGTGTGTCTGGGGTTCTCATCGGTATTACATTTCGTATAGTTTGATTTTTCACTCTTTTCAATTTCGTCTTGTTGTTATGATTCTCACTCGGCTGTTTTTCGTTCAATTTCGACAAAAACTGCATCGATTGTTCAAATTCCGTTTTTGGTGGTACCGTATCCTGCGTGATCATTGGAATTGGTTCCTTCGGTTTCATCGTTTGTTGATGATTGCGTATCATTTTTAACAAACTTTTCTTGAGTGTCGATGTATTGGCCGATTTTTCAGACGATTTCACTTTTATGGGTTTCTGATTATCGTGCTTGGGTTTTCGATTTTTTCGAGTAGTTCCACCTTTTTTGGTATCCAATTTAAATAGTTCCGGATTTATATGTATCGTTTTCTTATCACTTGTATCGGTCATTTAATGAACACTCAGAAATTATATATATAAACCAAACATGTTTTCTGGTGATTTGGACTTCTTGTTGGATTGGAAAAAATCAAAACCTCCGTCCATATCTTCCTTGGTTATTAGTTTTTTCAAGGAACTGTCTTTACCATATACTCTATGTGCATGATGGACTTTTACATAATGAAATAATATTTCCATATCTCGTCCATTGTATAAAAAGTGTTCTTTTTTACCGCTAAACCACCCTAAATTGATTTCATCGGTATGTTTCCACTGATTTTCTTTCACAAATTTCAAAAATATTCTCATTAATTCATCTGCAGAATAAGGTTCCATATCAAAACGCCATACAAATCGACTTTTCAGTCCTGAATTTAATTTGAAAAATGTGTTTTCTAATTCGTTTTCATATCCTGCAATAATCATCATAAAATTGTTTCTATTATCACTTAAACATTCACATATCGTATCTACGCATTCTTTTGAATACGATTCATCAATAGAGAATGAATAAGCTTCGTCCAAAAATAACACCCCTCCTATACATTCCTCGATTACTTTTTTGGTTTTTATGGCAGTTTGACCTAAATATCCCGCCACTAAATCCGCTCGGGTTACCTTTTTGAAAATGTTTTTCTTCAAAATCCCTAGTTTCGAATACATCTTCCCGATGATTTTTGCCATTTCTGTTTTGCCTGTACCAGGCGGTCCCGTGATAATCATATGTTTATAATCATGATGAGAATCGTCGAATTTTTGAATAAAATATAATAATTGTCTCAATATCGACTTTTTAAAATGTTCATTTCCAATGATGTTATGGAACTGTTCTAATTCAGGTCGTATTTTTTCCAGTGCTTTTAAATCAATATTGTATTCTGTATTTTCTACATAGGGATTGGATTGTAACATAGTTAGAATATCGCCTATGGAATTCAACGAAACATCTATACAGCAATAGGATGGCTTTTCGATTTTCCATTCATCCAATGAATGGAAATTCAAAATTTCGTGCTGCGATTGCCACAATAAATACGGATTATTGGCCGATACATCGATTGGTTCATAATAATGATAAAAATTGTGATAATAATATTTTTGGGTGATATCAAAAATTTGAATGGAATCTAATATAGTACTATTTTTACGATGCTGATATCCATCTAAACAACGTACAAATTGCTGGAAAGGGTTGGTTTTCGATTCCATGATTACAACGATTCTCTTATTCGATAATTTAGGAGTTCCTTTTAATTCCCTTCGTTTTACAACATTTTATTATGGTGTTGACCAAGTATTTTTATGGAATTATTATATATGACACAAACACATAAAAATAGAAATACTACTCATAATAAAACTAAAAAAAGAGTGTTCGGTAAAAAAGATTATTCATCAGGTGATGGAATGCTTACTAGTGTTTGGGGTAATTCTCAATGGCATTTTCTTCATACTATGAGCTTTAACTATCCAGTACATCCTACAGATGATGATAAAAAGCATTACAGAGATTATGTATTAAATCTTCGTTATGTGTTACCGTGTAAGTATTGTAGAATTAATTTAACCAATAATTTGAAACAAAAACCATTATTATTATGTCATATGAAAAATAGAAATACATTTTCTCGTTATATTTATGAACTACATGAATTAGTGAATAAAATGTTGAAAAAAAAGTCCAATTTAACCTATTGTGATGTTCGAGAACGGTATGAACATTTTCGATCCAGGTGTACGGAAGAAAAACCGAAAATATTTACCTTTAAAAAGGCTATAACCAAAAAGAAAAAAGAAAAGGGATGTACAGAACCATTGTATGGGAATAAATCCAAATGTGTCATTAATATAGTTCCTCAAGAAGATAAAACAGCTACCTTTCAAATGGATGAAAAATGCATTAAAACCCGTGAATAATTTTTTCTGATCCTTGATTGAAAATTTAAAAGATAGTAATCTAGACAAACGAGGTGAAAAAATTCGTGTATATAATCTTTAGGAATTTCAATATCATTTTATAGTATATAGATCTATAGAATGATATCGAAAGAAAGTACTATTCCATTTTGGGGTGACGATCCGAATATATTACTTAGTTTTGACCACATCAATGAATTATACCCAACCAATACTATGGAATCCTCTCAAAAGTTAAATGCTATCACCCGCGCCGTTCTTTTATTGTCTATTGTGGGTAGTTTCTTAACCAATCCTTTCCGATTATGGGTTATTGCCGCATTGACTTTAGCTGCTATCTGGTATCTGCATTATTACCATTCTACTACAAAACATGTACATTTTAACGAAGAATCTTTCACCAATAAAAGCGATATTCAAAACGCATTAGATCGTCGAGAACTACCACAAGATTTGTTTTCGACCCCTCAATCGAACAATCCTTTCGGCAATGTACTTATTACCGATTATGACAACGCTTCTGAAAAGAAACCTGCTCCTCCTTCTTATAACTCCCGTATTAATAACAAAATTATAGAACAAACCAAGCAGTCTATATTAGATAACAATCCGGAGCAACCTCATATCACCAATAAATTATTTACCGGATTAGACGACGATTTAGCGTTTGAACAGTCTATGCGACCTTTTTACTCTACTCCTAATACCACTATACCTAACGACCAAAACGCATTTGCTGAATTTTGTTACGGTAGTATGGTATCCTGTAAAGAAGGTAATGCTTTTGCATGTGCTAGAAATATGGCCAGACATACGCATGTTTAGGAAAAAATGTATTTATTGTATTATACAAATATTTTCGTATTGTATACTAAGATGATTTCACCATCCCTTGATTATACGTTTCATAATATGGGCCGAATTGGTTCTGAAGTATCTGACCAATCTCAAAAAACCTTGCAAAATGCAAATTACTTAAATACTGTTCTGACCAATCATTTCGCTGGCAACGTCTCTGATTCTTACATTTCCTTTGCTACTTCTCATCCAGGTATTCTAGTCAATGGTATCCATGGAGGGTCCGGATTACATGGTGCCGCGGTTGATCACGAGTCGAGTTTATTTATGAAAGTAGGACAAGAACGACCCCTTGAAAAACTAGCTTTACAAGAAAGACCTTTTCTCACTGTTCCTTATTTAGGAAGAGGTTCCGTTGATCCTACATTAGAATCTCAATTACTACAAGGCGAATCCATTCGTGGGAAAAAAAGTGTCAATACCGTTATGGAGATGAACTTTAGCAATATTGCCGAATATCCTTTGGATGACAAGAAAAAAGCAAAAGCCAATACCATTGAGGATATGGTTTTCCATGGATGGACAAGAGGTGGTCTTGCTACCCGAGAAGATAGTGAACAATACTTTAGCCAAAAGTCCAAACCATCGGATTTGAGTTTTTAATTTTCGTTCATTTTTATATATAGGTATTATATACACATGGATCTATCAAAGAGTTCGCATTCGCAACATAATTTAGAAGACCTTAAGCAAAACTCATCCTCACAAAATGAGCAACAAAGTGGAGGTTTTGGTTTGAAAAAACATACAGGAGGTGCCAAATTATCATCTGCTACATATGGTGGACGTAGAAGAAGAAAGTCCAGAAAATCCAGAGGTTCTAGAAAATCCAAATCTAGAAAATCCAGAAGATCCAGACGATAAATAACTTAAATACATACATTTATATTATAGTATTCACCCTACTATACTATAAACTCATGGAACCAAACTTTATCGACTATTTTAAATCCTTACCGTCTTATTTGATGTACACCAATAACAGCGAATATCGTAATATACTCCGTGTGATATTCCAAATGGATACTTCCATACTCTGTGCTTATGCCGACTTAGATGCATCCGAGATCAATCACGAAGATTTAGACGAAGAATCGAGAGATGAAATGCAATTTGATATGGAGAAAGTGAATTCGAATTTGAATGCTTTGTACGAATGTACCAAACAAGAATATGTGTTTGAAGAATTATATAAATCTGCCGCTGGAAAAATGTTTTCGACTGATCCGCTTATTGGACAAGCGGTGTTATGTTCTTACGATTATTTCATGTTATATCATAGTTGTTTGTGGTTTTATTTTCATCCTGGACCAAGTGGAATTCGTGAATGTGCAGAATATAAACAATTGATTCAGAAGCTGAATAGTTAATATATACCATATATTATATAAAATTGTATGGCTTCTACTCGAAATAAAAATACTCCCGGTAATTATTCTTTAGAACAAAATCAGCATCGACGATTCTATGAAGAAGTGATGTATCGGAATTCTTCCACAGGAGCTGCTTATCAACTTTACTTTCCAGGCGACGGTTTGTTAATGGGAAAAATGAAATCACGTGATTTGGCAAGTAATTCTACAGATATTGAATCTACTTTGTTTGGGATCGGATCTACTAATTTAGAATCCCCACTTCCGACAATCACCCCCGATATTCATACATTCAAGAACTTGAATATGATCCATAAAACACCTATGATTTTACCAGCGCCATTTATGTACGATACAAACAATCGCCCGATGTATTTAAACTGATTGTTGATTTTTTCTTGTCGTATTAGTAGTGGTTATTTTGGGTACTACTCTTAGTGTTTTTCTTGTATGACGTTTTTCTTTATCTGTAACAGGAGTATTCAAAATTAGTTGTATTTCATCTGGTTCGAGTGTTGGTTCAGGTTGTTTTTCTATTTCTTGTTTTAATTCTTCTACGATTTCTTGAACTTCTGGATGGACTTGTGTTGCTTCCGTCGTAGGCTTTTCCTCTAACACCATTTTTTGTTTTTCGTCATTCAAAATGGCATTCAATTGTTCATTTACATCATTTATATTATTGTTTATCGGAGGAAGTTCATAACATGGTTCTATCGAGGTTTGTGCTCTGTCTGATAAAATTTTGTACGTTTCTCCATTTATTTCAACCGGTAATTTTAATAAAAAGTATATATATTTCATATTTTTTATATGTATTAATTATTTATATTTAATATATATTTTTCACAAACTAAAATGTCATTTTGATAGAATAATTTTCTTTTCGCATTCCTTTACAAGCATTTACTGATAACTCCTCTCTTTTTTTCCTTGTTTTCGTACAATCATTTTCAATCGGTTGTTTGCGTTTCACGGTATTTAATCGGTTGCTCATATCTTTTTCAATTGAATCGAAATTCTGGATTATATATTCTAGCACTTTATTGACTATCGCCCACTTGAAAAAATGTAATTGGCCGATTGTTGTCTCTATACTGGTATTGTCTTTGTAAGGTACCAATATTCGTTTCTTGCGGCAATATGGATCGAACATTTGTTTCGAATAACTATCTTCGGTCAGCTTGTAGTTCGTCCAGACAAAAAACCGTTTTGATGAATCGTTATCTGTGGATAGTTCATATGTTGTAAAATACTGTTTTGCATAGTTTGTTACAAACCAATTGACTAAGCGTATTGACAGCTTTTTAGAATTGTGTGCTATTACGTATTCTCGATTTATGATTTGCTTTAGCATTTCAAGATATTCTTGATTTTTGTAAAACTCTAGTAATGTTTTCAAAAGCCATTCTTTTTGAGTATACATTTATTACTTAGTTTAGTATTTTGTTTAAGTATTTTTATCATGATTATATTTACGTTCATCATAAAAAATAAATAAATCATTCTTGTTTTATTTTTTAAAAGTTAATATGGTTAATCAAATAGTGTATCTAAATCGAAACTTACGTAAGGAGATCTTAGAGATGACTGGAATGATGTCCAATTATTTCTTCTCATAGTTACATTTGGAGGTGGTAGTAATTTCTTTAATTCATAATCGTTATCATATTTTTGTTTATAAATATTTAATTCGTCAAATACATGGTTGTCATGAACTTCAAATAATGTATACTTTTCGCGACATAATGCGCAACATGGTGATTTTGATTTTTCGATACATGTATCTAAGTATTTCATGACGCAACCAGAGCAGTACTTATGATTGCAATTGGTTACAAGTACCGTTTCATATGTAATGGCATCGAAGCAAATTGGACATTCGCACGATTCATCGTCATGAGAGTTGCGGTACTTATCTAGTACATAAATGCTTATATCTTTTAGTGTATTTTGGCTGTTGTTTTTTTCGTTGTTTTCGTAATAATAATTATTATCATCAAGATAGTGATTAGGAATCTCATCATCATTACTTAAATCGTTTAAGGTTAATAATTCAAAATTATAATTTAAGTCAGGGACATCCCAATTCAGGTTGTCACTTACCTCATACTGTTCTTCAAATCCAGATAATTCGAAGAAGTCTGGCGTACTGGTATCGTTGATTGTTGCGTTGGTATTATTGTTCATCTTTCTTGTTTTATTAATGAGTACATACATCCTGAAAAAATGATCAATTTTTTAAAGTTTTTTTTGGGATCGTACGTTAAATATATTTAATTTTTCATTTTCTTCTCTTAATAAGAGATTTTCCTTAATAAGTTCTTCGTTATTCATTCTGAATCCTCCTAAACCTTTCAATACATCGGCTTTATTGCAAAATGCGAGTTCTTACCTGAGTATTTCGCCGAAACGAGTGATGGAATGTTGTCAAACACTGTATCAAGAAGGGTATATAACCTATATGAGAACAGATAGTACTCACTATTCGAAAGAATTCTTAACTCAAATGAAAGAATTCTTGATATCAAAATACGGCGAGAGTTTCGTTACGAAGAAGTTTAAGTACGAGAACGACGACGAACATTCGTTTTTCTAAATAAATATAAGTTGTTTTCAGTTTAATTTGTAACATATTATATAATCTTATAACATATTTCAAAATTGACCTTTATATAAAGGACTAAAATACTATAAAAGTGACCTTTAATTTGAGTACGCAATACCTGCCATGCCGCTCATGACACGTAAGACGTTGTAAGATAGAGCATAGACTCTAACCTTGGCAGTCTTAGTACCTGATACAGCTCCGGATGATAAAACAAGCTGTAGAACAGCGTTATCAATACGCGAAAAGTTGCACGAACCTGAGGGTTGGTGTTCTTCAGGTCTTAGTGCAAAAGAATACACGTTAATACCAGTATCAGGTGCTCTTGTGTGGTGTTGGTAAGGTTGAACTACATCAAAGTATGATCCTTCACGTTCAGAGAATCTATCTTGGCCGTTTAATTGCAACTTAGCAGTGACCACTGGATTCTCACCCCAGCAATGCATGTCAAGGGCTGTTTCAGCAAGAACGAATGTACCTGCATCAGAAACAGTAGATCCAACATTTTGAGATGCACCAAATGGAGCAGAATTGGACCATCTGTCACCAGCTCCTGATCCCATGGTTGGATCAACTCCACCACCCATTTGGAATAAGCCGTCCTTAATAAACGCCTCAGTTCCTGAAGTTGCGTCTGGTGATCCGAATGCATGTACTGCATTAGGAAGAGCATCAATTGCATCTGTGTAGTTGAATGGTTGGGCTCCAAGAGTCTTGTATAGAGTCTCACCACCTTCTAGAGAACTGCAGTAGTCAACGTTTCCATCTGGTTGTACAACCCAGATTAATTCCTTGCAAGGATGATTGAAGTTCAACTTAATCTTATTGGAAGAGGATCCAACTGATTCATCACCAGTGAATTGAAGTTGTTCAATCAAGTACTCATGAGGATTTTGGGCCATCTTTCTGCGTTCATCAGTATCCAAGAAAATATAGTCAATGTAAAGAGATGCAGCAACAAGGGATTGTTGGTACGCTTGTGATACTTGTTGAGATCCAGATGATGCATATAGAGACTTAACAGCCCATAAACATTCACCAATTGGTCTTAAATCAAGGTTAATCTTCACTTCGTGATATTGAAGAGCAATCAATGGCAATGCAAGACCAGGGTTCTTGCAAAACCAGAATTGAAGAGGAACATATAATGTGGTCTCTGGTAGTGTATTACGAGGAGCACAAACCTGGGCTGGGCCGCCAGATGAGGCACATGGACCTGCAACATCAGCGAATGCTGGATCTGTGATGTAGGTCAATTGGGTTGTATGTCCAATCATCTTCCAGTATCCCTTTTGTTGTTCACTTGACATGGTGAGTTGATTCCAAATGTGCATCCAGTCACCGTATTGTCTATCAATTCTTTGGCCACCAATTTCAACCTCAACTTGAGAAATGAGTTGTTCACCAATATAGTCCAACCAACGGGCATATACATCATCGGTAGATGAACCAGTAACATCTTGGTTAATTTCAGGTAATGTAACCTGTAAGTATACACGGTATGCAAGGTCACCATTTCTGGACATAACAGCACTGACTCTTCGTCCAAAGTCAGCTTGTCCTTGGAAAGTCTGTTCGATACTTTCCATAGCAAAGTTGGTGTGTCTTCTGTAAGACACTTTCCAGTAAGTAATTTCGGGTGTTCCGGTTAAGAACAAGTCTTGTGCGCCGTAGGCTACGATTTGCATGAGTGCTCCTGCCATTTTTTGCTTAATATATTATTCCTAAACATTTTATTTTTGGACAATTTCACCAATTAATTACATTTCCTCTACATAAACACTACATCAATATAATTATTTTATTTTTCATATATTCTACATAAACTATTATCATTGTTAGACTTATTTCATAGATTTTTTAAATAGGATCTATTTTGGAGTAAAAAAAGGTTACATGAAAGAAGATATTAAATACATAAAATGGTAATTAAAGTAATGGATAAAGATTCAAAAAAACGAGATCAAACCAAAACGATAGATGAAAAACATACAGATATGATGAATATTTTCTATGTGATTGAAAATGATACTATCCCAAAATTACAACAACGAAAAAAAGACATTTTACAACAATTAACACATTCCAAAAAACACACAGATGAATATTATGACTTAAAAGAAACCCTAGAAGAAGTAAAACATGAAATTAATTCATTGAAGAATAAGAAAAAAGACTATTTGTTATCGAATTCCAAATATATTTTCAATTATTACGAAGATAAACAAAAAATTTCCAGTGGTGAAAATAATATTGATTCATGTACCATTAATAAATTTTTTAAAATCAAAGCAAAAACAGATGAAAGTAGCGATTTAAATAATGAAAAGTACAAATCTTCCAAAAATATTTACCAACAATACTGGAAGAACGTAGAAGGCGATATCATTCATTTACAAGATTATGTAATTCATTCAGATACATGTTTGTTATGTAATCAAGGTGAATTGATTCCTCTGGAAGAAGAAGGTGTTCTTGTATGTAATAATGTAAAGTGCGGAAAATTTATCATCCATATTGTTGAAAATCAAAAACCTCTCAACAAGGAAATGCCGAACGAAGTTTCCTATACCGCTTATATCCGACTGAATCACTTCAAAGAGATTTTGTCTCAATTCCAAGCGAAAGAGACTACCAGAATACCAGATGATGTACTAGATTCTGTGAAGAATCGTATTAAGAAAGAACGAAAAGAAATATCCGAAATGAATTACACCGAAATGAGAAATATTTTAAGTATTCTCGGCTATAATAAATACTTTGAGCATATTCAATATATAAATTCTATTTTAGGTATTAAGCCACCCATTATGGATGAAGAACTCATTGAAACATTGTGTGTGTTATTTATTGAAATACAACAACCATGGGCCATTTACTGTCCAATTAATAGAACGAATTTCTTTAATTATACTTATATTTTGTGTCAATTGTGCGTGTTATTGGATCAAAAACAATATCTACCATTTATTCCTATGATGAAGGACAGAATCAAGCAATTAGAACAAGATATGATTTGGAAAAAAGTATGTGATCATTTAGACTGGGAATATTTTCCTACTGTATAATAATTTACATCAATACATTATTATAAAGTGATTTATCGTGGATACATGGCTGCTGGGAATTGTACGAGATTAGCTCCAATACCGAAACCAGCACCGCCTCTTGCACTGGATGCCATTGATGGTACAAATACATCCAAAACACTGAATGTTGCAGCAGCCGCTAAGGCAATGACTACAACTTCTTCAATTTTTAGAGCTTTTTGTGGAATAACGTATGCTGCAATCGCAACCATAATACCTTCAACGAAGTATTTAATAGCACGTTTTACGAATTCGCTAAAGTCAAACATATCGTTCATGATATCAATTATATATATAAAATATAAAAAAATATTCAACTGAAAACAACTTAAATCGAATTTTTAAAACTATCTAAATATGAATACAAACTCCACGAATTCTGCAAAATCGTCTAAAACATTTGAACAGAAAATGACTAAAGATGGCAAATTAAACAACAAATATGTTGATTTATTAAGTGAAGATCCTCCTATTTCCAGTCAATTATACGGTTGTTATTCTTTTGTATCACCGGAAAAAATTATTAAACAAAAGGATATTTTCATGTTTGAAAAGTTTGTAAAACAATGGCAATATTCTAAATCATTATCCATGTTTTCAGATTTCATGCAGTTCCTTTCCCATAAGTACAATATTGAACCTGAAAAATTAAACGCCGATTTTGTAGAGTTTGTAACAGAAGAGGAAAACGTACTGAAAAGAGAAGATGTGGTTGGTGATTTCAATCATTTCATGGATAAAAATGAAGTACGACTCACTGAAGAATTTCAAAAGCAACATAATTTCCAAACCTCTGTGAGAGGATTTATTAATAGAGGAAACTTTTCTACTTTAGAAGAAGCTGAAAAATTTGCAAAACAAATACGTGATCGCGATCCAAATCACGATATCTTTGTTGGCAGAAACTTCGTTTGGACTCCATTGGATCCTGATGCATATAAGACTGGTCGTATTGAATTTATGGAGGAAGAATTAAACCAACTACACCATGAAAAATTGAAAAATGAAATGAAAGCAAAAGAAGAATTTGAAAAACGTTTGTATGACAGTAAACGAAAAGCGATAGAAAAAAATATCGAAGAAGCTCGTAAATCTGGTAATAAATTGACTCAAACGATGAATGCTGATGGTAATCTAGTAGGAGTGAAAGAAACAGTTGATTTCGAAAGCAGAGAGGTTGCAGTTGCTGGACAAGACCCTGTTATTGCAAGACATCAAAATAAGAAAGATAAAGAAACGGACTCTATAGAAAATGAGGAAACTCAATAAGAGTATAATGATTCATTCGTAAACAAGTATATATATTTTTTACCATCAAAAATATATAATATATCGCTGAAAAATTTTATGCTTATTTTCACGGAATTAGCTAGTACATGCAAACATATTCGCTACGATTGGGTATCTTTCGTTTTTTTTCAACCGTTCACTATCCAAAATATGAAGCTGATAAAATTTGGTTGGATACAACACACCCTTATGTAAAATTAAGACATTGTCTCAAATCACACAAAAAACAAATTTATAATTCAATATTATTTTTTTCATAAAAAACTTTTTCTGAAAAAAGGAAAAATAGAAAATATTATTTTATAAAATCATTTTTCAAAAAACTTTCTATAGAAAAAATCTCCCCCCCCCC